CTAGCATCAATTACAGCTGCCTCTCCAGCTCCTGCGGAAATATCGTGCTGGTTAGTGTCCATTTCTGTATCATCGTGACCAAAGATACCATCAAGCGTCTTAATCAGGATAACATTAAATCTCCTTGCCCAATATTCGGCCACCAGGTCACCGATAGCTGCCATCGGGTCATCACCGGACAGGGCTTTAGCAAGGTCATTTACGCTCCATGCACGGCCTCTAGCCAAGAGAGCTGCCACGTCCTGGGCCGCTTTGATCTTGCCGACAGTCAGGGCTGTCTGATCGCTCAACACTTCATCGTTACCTGTCAGGTCTTCCCAAAACGGCATGTTGATTAGCTTGCCGCCGGAGCTTGCCAGTCTGTCTAATTCAGGATTCCTTGCAATTATTCCGCTCTGGTAAAAAGCGGATAGTTCTGCCGTCCTCTCGATTACGTAAGGATTAAACACCTCGGGAACAATAACGTCACTGATTATGGTTTTGGTTACGTCTGGCATTTCTTATCACCTCATAAAATTATTTTATTCCCGCCTCTGCTTTCATCCGTGTTGCCTTCGCCGGGTCCTCCTTCAGGATTTTCCCCTGCAATGTAAGGTTAAACGTCTCCGGCTTCCACGGATTTACTTCGCCGGTTCCGGCACCTGGCGGGTTTGTGCCTCCCCCTACTTTGCCGGAATCGCCGAAAAGGTATGGGTCGGTTTCTTTCAGCGTCTTTAGCTGATCATCTAGTCCCAGCAGCTGCTCACCGTCCAGCTTCACCTTCTCCATGTCAAGCAAGGCTTTAACGGCTTTGGCGTTCTTGGCCTTAGCTGCGGCAAGGGCTTTTTCAATGGCAAAGTCAAGCTGCATTTGTGCCATTTTAGCCTGCCATTCTTCGGCGGCTTTTTGGTTCTCAGCTTGCAATTGCTCAATCTGTGCCTTTAGTTCCTCACTGTTGCCGGCAGCATTTTTGAGCTGCTCGAGCTGCGTATCTCTCGCCGTAAGGTCTGCCTCCAGCTTCTTCTTTGCCTCTGCCACTTCGTTGTATTTGTCTTTAGGGATTGCGTTCTTCGGAAACTCGGCCTTGAGTTCGGTCATAAAAGCCTCAAGATCCAGCTTCTCTTCTTTGGTGTGCCTTTCAATCAACACCTTAATCCATTCCATTTCGTCAACCTCCAATAGCATTTTTATACCGGTTGCTCCCGGTTAGGAGTTGCTTTGTTCTTTATGCTCTACAAACATGTAAAAAGAGCAAAATTAAAAGGCCTGTTAAGCCTTTTTTTCGTTACTATTGGTATATCTTTATATGGCCACAGGTTTGTTTTTGGCCAATTATCAGCCCCTTTCTCTTGTCGATTTTTATATACTTTCCGGTTTTTGGATTCTTCAACTGGACAATGTTCATCTTATTGTCCAGCCTCCTTATCTAGCTCCTCAATCTCTTTATCTAAATCGATGTATAGACTTACAGTATGACGGCAATTCGGGTGCATTAAACCGGATGCCTTGGCTTCCTCAAATGTTGGATAACCTTTGGTCTTTCCACTTATGCTAAGAATCTTCCCTTCCCAAGGGGTACATAGCGGGCAGGCCCCTCTGTGTCTGCTGACTATAATCAAGTCATGGCCTTGCTCGCTCAAACGGTTAAGAGTTCCTTCTGTATGAGCCTGTTGAGTTGTTGTCCTTGCAACCATCTCCGTATATGTTCGCATATTCCACGCTCTACCAGACCGATCCCTAAATCCAGTTACTCCACGTTCTGCAAGCTGCTCCCTATACCTATTAGCAACCTGTTTCCATGTTTCATATCCGACAACTGTGCCGCGTACGCTTTCTAAGGCTAAATCTCTATATATACCTTCCGCCTGCCTACCAATTACCTGGACAACATCTTGCAACCGCTGAAAAGCATTCTCGGCCATCACCTGGGCCGCCTGCTGGTGAATAGCTCCGAAGGCTGCAGATGTCGAAGTACCCACATCTTTCAACATAGCATCGGCAGAATACAGGCCCTGAGAATAAACCCTCGGTATGGCCTGCTCGCACCAAGTTCTATTTCCCTCTCGGAGCTGCTGCAGGATTATGTCAATGTTCTTCTTCATCTGCGCCAGGTATTCTGTGTTATTGCCCCGGAGCAGTGCCCGGTTAATGCGGTCAAGTATTTCCCGCTCGGCCTGTTCGTAGAATTTAACAAGCCGGGCTATTTCGGCGTCACTGAACTTCCTTACATCTGCCATTATTCTTCACCTGCGCCCTTTGGTAGTTCTCTGCATCTTTATCTAAAAATATGTTCCAGCAATCTCTTGTAGCCCTCGCGCACTGCAAGCTCTTTATCATAGACCCATTCTTCCTGCGTTAGCTTTCGTGCATCTTTTATCTCGGGATATTCGGCCAGTAATGCCTCCAACCTTCGCTTCCCTAAACCCGATACACTTTTGTAAGGAGCCAGCCTCCCTTTGTGCTTCACGTATATCCCACACTGGTCCGGATCGATGGCCATGATGTCTTTTATGCTAAGCCCTTCTCTTTCCAGTCGGCTTATTGCCCATCGTGCCAAACTCTTTCTTTTAGTTCGGTCATCAGCCTTTCTTCTTGTCCTAGGCTTTTGCTCCCGCCCGTGTTTTCCCTTAAACCACAGTTGAATCGTTATTTTTTCCTTGCTTTCGCCCACCGTCTATTCCTCCCGCAATAGATTGTTCTCCCTGTATTATTATATCATATCCGTCTTGGCAGGGACGGGAGAAGTCCTTTTTGCCCCCGGAAGGCTATCCAAGACGGATATTAACTATTTATTCTTCTTCCTCTGCCAGCGGCAGAGTGATAGGCGGCAGTTCGGTGG